CTGATTTTGGATGATGAGAGTATGCGCATCTGGCCCTACATGGACAACGCTGGACATAGAACGTGGGGCGTAGGGCACAATCTTGATGCGTCGCCGCCTGATCACGATGTTTGGATTCTGTTGAATCAAGCGGTCAATCTGCAATTCCAGCACGATCTGGATGCAGTGCTGGCGGTCGCGTCGACTGAACCATGGTGGGCATCCCTGAATGATGTCCGGCAAGCCGCCATTGCCGACATGCTGTTCAATCTCGGGACGGGGGCGATTGCGACATTCAGCATATTCTTCGGCTACATCGCCGCACAGCGCTGGCAAGCGGCCGCCGATGATCTTCGCACCACCAAGGTGTTTCGGGAGCTTCCAACTCGCTACACGCGCCTCGCCAACATGATCGAAACTGGCCAATGGGCCGCGTGAAGCACGCGCGCACGGATTTCAACATCCGTTGACTTGTTTTTCAATGCCTTGCGTTTTGAGGCTCTCGATCAAGCCCTGTTCAATGTACCTTTTGGAACCCTTATGGGCCGCCCAATCCCCTTCAAAAAGCTGCTGGAACGTGAAATTCGCAAGGTCATTGAAGCGGCATCTGCGCTCGAACCCGCCCTCCGTCTGGACGCCTTGAAGCTGGGCGTGGACTGGCAAAAGGCCATCAACAAGGATTCCGACGCGTCCGAACGCGGCGCATTCTTTGCCCAACCCGAGGACGAAACCGATGACTGACCCGCAACTGCCACTGGAACCTTTAAAGGAACGCAACGCCAGCCCCGTGGTGCGCCTCGAACAGCATGAGGCTACGGTGGCAAGGGTATTGCTGCGCGTGCTCTCTGGCCGCGCTACGGCAGTTGCAAGCGTGGTTCTGGTGTTCGCCTTGGCCTGTTGGGCCATGTGGCAACCGAGCCTGCTGCGGCTGGCGGTGGCGGGGGGCTTTGCCTTGTTCAGCCTTGTGGCGCAGATGTTGGTGGCGTGGGCGGAGCGTTGAGCGCGCCCCACTGGGCCAGCAACTCGGACTGCTGCTGGGGCGTCATGCGCTTCCACATCTGCTGCTTGACCGTGGTGTGGAAATACGGCAGGTATTGGGCCAGCATGGCCATGCCATCGCCGTAATCCTGCATCGACTGCCAGACGTGCTCCTGCCCTTCGTTCTGTTCGTTCTGCAACGTCATGGCCGCACGCGGCGCTCTGAACCTTTCCCTCAATTTACGTTTCCCGGCTTCCGTTAGCGGCGTATCGGGGTGAAGTGTGTTCCACTTGGTCTGGAATTGGCGTTCGGCAATGCGGTAGGCGCCAAAATCCCCGGTGCCTTGACCTTCCTTGAACAGGTCGCGCAGGTTGGCGCGGTTCTCGGCCTGATAAAGCTGGTTGCTCGAATAGGTTTCCTGACCGCCAAGGATCGCTGATACCCGGTAAATCTGCTCGATCGGCGCGGGCGTCGAAACATAGGCCGGGGCCTTGTTGATGCCTGCCAAGGCTGCGATGGACAAAGCCTTCTGCTCGGCAGGCGTCACGTTGTGGACTTGGCGTTCGGCCTGGGCGATGGAAATGGGCAGATTGCTTTCCATGACCGCCTTGAACCGCTGGGCGATCTGCTGGATCGCCGGGGCGTAGGGATCACTGATCTTCTGGTTCATCCAGTTCTCGTTGGTGATGAACTGGTCGAAGCTGTTGAAAATCGGAGCCGCCTTGTTGGCCAGCGTTTCACGGGTGCCCTCGAACACGCCCTTGTCGCGGGTGTTGTAGAACTCCGCGCCGAAGTCGTTCATGAGTGACGGCAACTTGACCCGGATGGGCTGGCCCTGGTTGTCCGTGCCCACGATGGGGTAGATGCAGTCTTTCAGGGTTTCCGGGTCTTTGCCGCTGAACGCCTTGGTGACGATAGCCCCCGCCAAGCAGGCGTATCCGGCGTACAGGGCACCGTACAGCGCGCGGCTGCGCATCTTTTCACGCTGCTCGCCGGTCGCGGCATCGAACAGCTTGTGCACAGCGTCCTTGCCGCCGCCGCCGAATTGGCTGGCAAGCCCGAAGTTCCAGCCGAACGAAAGCATGGAGCCTTGGAAGGCCGCTGCGAGCAACGGGTGCATGCCCAAAAGTTTGGTGTTCATTTCCCCGAACCGCTGGTCGATTTCGCGCCGGGCCCGCGCAAAGGCCACGCGTTCGGCAGGCGAGCCGGGCTCGACGGTGGGATTGGCCTGATGCCAGCGTTCGGTGTCGGCGGCAAAGGCGCGCAGCTTCACCAGCGGCACAAACTGATCCATCATCGGGTAGCCAAGCGACCGCAGGAAAGCCGGAACCGTCCAGCCCGCCGCGCGCAGGTAGCCCGAGCCCGTGGCATCCTGCACGCCTTCCAACCACTTGGCATGCGCCACGTTCGTCCACTCCGGGTTGTGGATTTCATAGCCGCCCACCGCCGCGCGTCGCAGGATTTCTTGGGCTGGGGATTTCAGAATGGACGGATCGGCGCCGTGGCGCACCACGTCGATCACGTCAAGGAACGGATCGTCACCTTCCGGAAATTCCACCGCCTTGGTCTTGGGATTGAAGCGAATGCCGCCCTGTTTGCCCGAAGCGATCTTGCGGATGCTGCGCGCGCTCAGCTTGGCGTTGTTCACCTTGGGCCGGTCCGCCGTCGTGAACATCTTGCCGAATGCCTTGGCGGTATCCACGACACCGCTCGGCGTCAGTTTGTTGTCGATCAGGGAAAGGGATTCCGCCAACCCGTGCAGGGGCCGCACGAATACGCCGATGTGGATACCATGGAAGGGATTGAACCCGAACAGGACCGCTTGTGCGGAATTCTTGACGACGCCCACTGCGCGCAACGTTGCCATCAAATTGGCCTCGAACCCCATGAAGGGCTTGGCCAGAACGTTCTTGTTCATGAAGGACACAAGATCGGCTTTGCCCGCGTAGCGCACCAGACCATCGGGCGATTCGACTGTCAATTCATCTGGCTTGGGGACATAGGAATTGGGCACCACGCGCAAGCCGCCATGGATTTTCTGCCAACGCATTTCCGCCCGACCGATGGCACGTTCCTGCCCGCGCAGCCAGTAGTGGAAATGCACGGCAGGATTCATAGACAACGGCTCAACCTCGGCATCCAGCAAATTGTCCATCGTATCGAAGGCGCGTTCCTTGCCCGAAAGACCGAGGTTCAGGCGCTGCGTCCAATCCTTCGGGCGTGCGTACTGGGGGAAGTATTTGGCGCGCTTCATTGCGTTGACCGGGTCGCCTGCCAAGCGTCGTTCTTCCATGCCACGCGCGAAGGTATCTTCGTAGAACTTGTCGATGGACGCCCAATCGGCCTTGTCGCCCAAATGATCGGGCATCGGGGCGCCTTTCTGGTAATGTCGCCACCACGCCGCCAAGTCCTGATCGCTCATCCGCGCAAAGACTTTGCGGATGCCCGCATTGACGGCTTCGATCCGTTCGCGTTCCATCGCGCCCAATGCCATGGTTTGCGCGACGTGGGCAATGTCAGCTTCACTCGCCTTGCTGGTCGCGCCCGAGTACACGCTGTAAAGGCCGCTTCGAATGCCACGCACCTTGTTACGGAAGGCCGCTTTCAGGCTGCGCCTGGCTTTCAAAGACGCGAGGAACTCTTTACCGCGTGGCGACAAGCCTTCCAGCCCATTCTCATCCCGTTCCGGTATTTCATGCGAAAGGGTTCCAAGATCGTCGAATTCGCCCGGCTCCTTGTCCAAGTCCTCAAGTTCGTTGAAACTCAATCGCAACTCGCCAATATCTGTACCGGCGAGTTCAGCCATGGACGCAAGGTAGTCGTGCCAGTCACCCGTATAGGTTCCTTTGGGGGTGCCAGCGTGGCCGGGGCCGCCGCCACGTAACAGTTCGTCCGTGCGTTCCGCGCTTTGCTGAGCCGCGCTGAAGTCCGCATCGTCCGCATGCGCTTGGGCCGCGTCGTGCAGCGTGCGCTGGTAATCAAGGATCGAATCGGCCTGTTGGTCCGATACGGACTCGAACGCATTCTTGTCGAAGATGCTGCGGATGTTGGCCGGATCGAATACGGCGATTTCATCAACCACATTCCCGTTGTGAAAGATCACGCCATCGTGACCCGCCGCCTTCGCCTGTTCCAGCACCTTTTCCTGATCGGCAAGGTTGAAGGTTTCGTAACGCGCGTGAAACGGATTGCGCATCTGAAAATGCACGGGACGGAGATTGGCGCCCGGCTTGCTTGTGTCAGCAAAGGCGCCCGCATAATCGGGGTTGGGGGAGGTGTAGATGCCAATGCTGCCGCCTTTACCCCCCTTGCCATAATTGAAAACACTGTCGGCTTCGGTCTGGAAGTCAGTGAAATCGCCGTTGGTGCCGTGGTAGACCGTCAGCGGTTCGCCGTTCTCGCCCTTGTACGGCGTGAACGTGTTTTCTTCTTCACGGCTGCGGTTGAGGTCGTGATACTTGTCACGCTCCGCCTGCCGCGACGCTTCCCGTTCAATCTCGGCACTGGTCACGGGCGGAACGGTGTGCCATGCAGCCGGTTGTGGTGCAACGTCGTATTCCGCCTCGGCGCCGGGGCGCTTGGGCACCCGGACTTCATCGGGCACTTCGCGCTTGGTGGAAAGGGGAACCGCAACATCCTTGTCCAACAATCCCGTGGCGCGTCCGATGCCTCCTCCTATTTCACCCAAGCCTTTGCCGCCCAGCAGCATGGCTGCGCCGGAACCGGCCTCGAACATATAATGCACCCACGCCGAAGGGTCTTTCACATCGGCGTCGTATTCAGCCTCGCCCGCAGGGAACGGCTCGGTGACGGGAGCGAACAACATGCCCCACGTGTTCCACTCGCGCCCCAGTGCCGTCACCGGTTGCGGAGCCGCAATGAAATTGCTAACGCGATTTTCAATTTTCAGGCTTCGCGCTTCTTGCACATTGCGCGGCTCGGTGTCCGGAATCGCGTTGTACCCGGCCCCCGCCGCCCAGCCCAATAAGGAAGTCCCGCCATGTCCCGCGCCCTGGATAGGCACCTGCACCAATTCCCACAAGGATTGTCCGGGTTCGTCCTCAAAGCTCTGGCCATTGGCGATGGCGCTGGCGATCTGCTTTTCCTGCGACTTCACGCCTTCGATGTAGCGCTGTTCAAACCGCTGCGTCACCACGCCCGCTTCCGTCATGGGCTGGTAATGCGGCGTGAATTTGTCGGCTTCGGCTTGAGTGGCGGCTTCGAGCTTGGGTCCAGCAATGTGGCTTGCCAACAGGCTCGCAACTTTGCCTGCGCCCTGGACGGCGGCAGCGGCCTCGCCCGTGATCGTTGCCCCGAGCACGTCCAGCGCCGAACGCATGAAGCCAGAGGATGGCGCGCTGCCCAATTTCGGAAGCGCGCTGTCGGTCGCCTTCGGCCCTACATCGGGCAAATCCTCCAACGGAACCGGCGCGGTATCGGCCACGGATTATCCACCGAGTTTGATGGAAGAAAGCCCTTTCTGCTTGACGTAATCAGCCACGCTCACGCCTGCTTTCTTGGCCGCAGCCGCCACATCGGCGGCGCTGTAGCGCTGTCCGCTGGTCGCAACGTAGATCGTCGTACCCGTTTTGGCCTTGGGTGCAGCGGTTGTCGTCGCCGCATGATCGGCCTTGGCGGCTGCGCGCACGGCGTCCGCGACCGGTTTGGGTGTACCCGGCGCCAACTGGATTTTCACGCCTTGCGGCAAATCGCCGCCCAACATGCGCGATTCGATGTCCGTATCGTCCAGCGTGGGCGTCTTGCCCGATTCCAGCAACTTGTTCGTGCGCAGCCAACTGATCGTATGTTGCAGGGCACTCGGCCAATCGCTGCCCGACTTGTGCATGTAATCCTGCGCGATGGTGGCAATCTGAAGCGATGCCATCTGATGGTCCTGCTTCCATGCGCCGCGTGCTGCCGACAACGCTGCCGTCGCGTTCTGTCCGGTGAATTCCGCATTGGAAAGATCAGGTGCCGCGAAAGGAAAGGCCTGCGACATCGCATCATTGACGGCGGTGACGGTCACGCGCTTGTTAACGGCTGCTGCGCCCTTGTGGGCGGTTTCGGCAAGTTGGATACGCTTGTCCATCAAAGTCGTTTCCGTGACCCACTTGGCGTAGGCATCGGCCTCGCTGTTGTTGATCTTGTTGTAGACCGGCATGTTCGCGCCCGTGATTTTGAGCAACGCAAGCTTTTCA